AGAAGACCGCGCGAGGCTTTTCATTGTCCACAGGTTTTCCACAATTACCATTTTGTGTGGTGAATAAGCTGTGGATAACTCTGTGTTGTTGCTATGAAACAACGGCAGCGCGAGGCCGCAATCAGGGCTGCGTGGAGGCAGGTGTTATTTTAATGCATTCAAAGAATCACCTTGAATTCAAAATCTTCAATGAATTCAATGACTTACAAAAGAATGAATACTGATACAGAATCACCTTTTTGTTAATGACTCGTCGGTCACTAAGCAGACTGAGCAGTCTATCCGGCATACTGATAGGTCGGAATATAAACCACCCATCTCAAATCTATACCGACTAGTACAGCATCTATACCGACCAGTACAAAATATAGACTGACCAGTATAAAAGCTGTTCAAATCCACAGTGTTTCCAAGCCCTGAAAAATGCCGTTGTTTCATAGCAACAACACAGAGTTATCCACAGCTTATTCACCACACAAAATGGTAATTGTGGAAAACCTGTGGACAATGAAAAGCCTCGCGCGGTCTTCTTAAACTAATAAAAACAATTCTTATGCCAGAACAGAGAGATGGCATCTAGAATTGTATTAGTTTAAGAAGGTCTGAGCGCATGACCCGCGAATCTTTGTCTTTCATTTTTTGAAGAAAGTATCCCCTTCACAGTATGAGAAGGGGAAATACTTTCTTCTTCAAAAAAAATGAAAGACAAAAAATGAGAAAAGCAGATTACAGTTTCACTATTTTTATGGCCTTCAAAGCTGCGTTGTTCCTTGTAGGTGGTGCAGTCAGTGTGGTTGCATTCGGTAGTGATGGTGGTTACACCATGATAACTGCCGGTTTCATAGCACTAGTGATGACACCGATCATGGCCTTCGTAGAAGGAAAAGCGGGGTAAGCCCCTAGTGTTGACAGGGTTATTATCGGTGTGTTACAGTGGCGTTTCTCCGGCAATTTTGCCACAATCTTTCCTTAAGGAAACACGTTATGTTCAAGTCTAAAGCTTTGCTTTCCATCGGTGCAGATGCCAAAACTATCAAGGGTGAAACCTTCGGTTTCTTAACCGGCATTCTGTATCTAGCACCACACACTTCCACAAAGTGGAATACTTGCAGCATGGCTGGCATTGCACAATGTGGCAAAGCATGCCTATTCACTGCCGGTAGAGGTGTAATGTCCACTGTGGCACAAGGTCGAATCAACAAGACAGTGTGGTTCTTTGAAGAGCGAAGCTCTTTTATGGTGCAGCTTGCCACTAACATTCGTCAGCTAGTTGCTAAAGCAACAAAGCAAAATAAGACAGCGCTGATTCGATTGAATGGCACTAGTGATATCCGCTGGGAAACCGTAGGTTTTATTGATGCCGATGGCACTGAATATGTAAACATATTTGCTGCTTTCCCTGACGTTCAATTCTACGACTACACCAAAGATGTAAATCGTAGATTTATTCCAGCAAATTACGACCTGACTTTCAGTGACAGTGGTGTGCTAGGCTTTCAGCCTTATGTCGAAAAGGCTGTGGCCCTTGGCATGAGAATAGCGACAGTATTCCGTGACGTTGCTTCGATTCCGAAGATGCATAGGGGAATGGCTGTAATCGGTGGTGATAACAGTGACATTCGTCACTTAGAGGATAAGGGTGTGGTTGTGGCACTTTATGCCAAAGGCAAAGCGAAAAACGACTATAGCGGCTTTGTGTTTGATCGTAAGATCATACCAATAGCACTAGCAGCCTGATAGCACTGCGTAAAGCCCTAAGGGCTTTGCAGAGGGTTATCATATCTTCTCTATAGGGCTAAGCCCCGCTGTGAAGCGAAGCTTATTCCGACTGTTCTTTAAAAATTTAATTCCGGTATCAGTATGCTTCGGTGACAGCGAAGCTGAAATTGGCTGGGCTTGAGTAGCGGCGAGGGAATTCCGCTATCTATGCTGACATATCATGGTGATAATATGTGCAGGATGTGTCTACAGTGGCATCGGGGTCGGTGTTATACGGTGGACGCTTTAAGATGCTCTGTGGCACTGGGTTACAGAGTATCTATCAAGCAACAATCCAACAAAGGAAAAATTTATGTCCATTATATCCGCTGCTTTCTCTGCCCTCATTGCTGAAAGCAAAGGGAAGTTTGTAACTGTCGTCTTTAAAAAGAAAGACGGACAGCTTCGAAAAATGAATTGCCGACTAGGTGTTAAGAAACACCTGAAAGGTGGTTTGTCCACAGTTGACCACAACAAATACCTTGTGGTGTATGACATGCAGAATGCAGGTTATCGCTGCATCAACAGGGATACAATTGTATCTGTGGCACTGAGCGGCGAAGCTGCTTCGCTTCGTTAAACACTCACTTCCTGAAAGGAAACGTATGATATATGACACAGGACATAGCATGACAAAGATTGCCTTTAAAGGCAAGTGTCGTGCAGCGGTCAGGGCCAATGAGTTCTTCGGTGGCACTGATTCAAAGGATTACATCTCTGATGTGTTGGAGAATCCAACATGGGGTGAGTTGTTTGAGTGTGCTAAAGCCTCTCAAGCTCTGACACTCGACATCCACCATGTGTTCTTTGAGAATGCCCATCAGCGAGAGACGGTGGACATGGATGGCAATACTCTGCTAAGCTTAAGCTTAGGTTCTTAACTCTTCCTAAAGGAAACAATCATGATGCTAACAACCCCCGATCAAATCGAAGCCTTCCGTCTCCGTTCACTAAGGCAAGGCCTTAAACTGGAGATGCGAGGTATGCGACTCACCTCTAAAGGTAAGACTTGCTATGCAATTCTTAAGGGTATGGGCTACAAAGGCACGAAGCAACAGGTGTTTGACCAGTTGACGATTGACAGCGAAAATGCACTGGCTGAAGCCTACAATTCTGAAATCACTTCCTGAAAGGAAACACATCATGCACAGAGCTTTCTGCACTTCCCTTGACGATGCCTTAATGACGGTTAATCGTGCAATTCGGCACACTGGAGAGGTGAGTTTAATTAATTGCAGTGGTAGCGAAGAGGGCTACTTTGTTGAATTCGATGGTTTTGTGGTGCTTAGCCCACAGGAATTTCAGTGGGTCACAGAAGCTGCCCAAAGCGTAGAGGTAATATCACCTTTTTTCACTTCCTGAAAGGAAACACATCATGTCAAGTATGCAAATGTATGGCTGCAACATTGAAACTTTCAAAGAAAGTGTCAAGCAATCCATCACCTACCGCTTCTCCGGTGGTGCAATGGTGGTGGCAGGGCTGATGTCAGATGCCCAAGAAATGATGGCACACGGTGACACCGAAAGTGCTAGGATGTATTTGAACAGGGCGAAAGCCCTAGTGTTTGATATGATGGATGGCAGTATGTCATTCGGCCCAACAAAGTAACTATTCCTAAAGGAAATAAAATGATTAGAGTTAGATACCACCGGAACATCAAGATGTGGCATGCAGTTTATATAGATACGCTTGGTCAATTGGGCCAAGGGTTTACTGCTAAGAATCGTGACGATGCCATCTTTGCATTGGGAATGCAGATGGGGCGCTGTCCAGAGCGTTATGGTCGCCCTGTAGGTGAATACTTCAGCAGCCCAACCAACAAATAAATCAACTCACTTCCTGAAAGGAAACAAAATGAAAGTCTTCGTATATTTCAACCTACACAAGAAATGCTTTAGCATTAAGGCTCTTGAGGGCCAGTTTAAGGGGCTGGTAATTGGTCACACTAACAGTGTGTTGCTCTCAGATGTGTCATTCAAGGTGTCACAAGCTGGGCGAAACAGGGTGCTGGCAGAGAAGCGCAAGAATGTACATGCCGGTGTCGCTGGACACATGGCAGACAGTGGTGCTCATGATGTACACAGTCGGTACATGATGATGGGTACAGCCATTACCTACAACCCCTACAAGTACACCAGCTTTGTGCAGCGAAGCACAGAGCAGCCGGTGCATAGTGCCAAGTGGGCTGCATTGTTGGCAGAGGGTGGCAAGGGCTTCATTAGTGCTTCGTTGTGAAACGATTCCCCGATAGGGACATTTTGTGTGTGTTAGTAGGTAGAACTTAACAATATGCCCCGATGGGGGCATTCCTGAAAGGAAATAAAATGAAAGTAATTACATTCACGGTGATGGGCAAGGGCAGGTTTCCCCATGACATGCTACGTTATGACCAGTGCTTCCCTTGTGATGGCATATCAGTACATAACATAGAGACTGACAAATGTCCAGTTGTGCGTTCCGTCAAGCTTGTAAGCATAGCAAGCACTGGCATCACATCACTGCGCTGGGCCAGCTTTAACTGGCATGTAGACTTTGCCACTGTCGAAGTTTATAACGATTACACTTCCTGAAAGGAAACAATATGAAAAGCGTAAGCGATAAACCAGCACCTGTGATGGTGTGGTTTGGCGAGTTTGAGTTAGGTAATTTCTATGTTGGCGAAGGGTTTTGCCATCATCCGATGTACATCATTCATGCTGTCCATGAACGGCGACACATGTTGGAGAGTGACATTGAGGAATATGTCAAGGCTAACAATCACACTGGTGATTACATCATCCCTGAACAAATCAAGGACGCAATCGAAATCGTTTATTCACAAACCTACATGAAAGGACATTGATATGGGACTAGATATGTATGCATTTGTTACCCCGTCTAAAGACGTTGGTGATACTCAGATCATGGAGGGATTCACTGCCGGTGTGAAGCCTTTGAAGGTGGCTTACTGGCGTAAGTTTAATCATCTTCATGGTTGGATGCGTAAGCTCTATGAGAAGAAGGGTGGCACAGGGCAATTCAATTGTGTCTACCTTCGGCTTGATGCACAGGATATAGAAAATTTAGGAAACGATTTACGAAGTAACAAGCTTACCTATGAGGCTGGTTTCTTTTTTGGCAGTGATGAGCTAGACCAATATGATATTGATAACACCGAAAGGTTTATCGAATTGGCAACCGATGCATTAGTCGCTGACTATGCTGTATTTTATTATTCATGGTGGTAACACCAAACTAAAAGGAGATCGTTATGCAAATACATATTAACCTGAAGGAAGTGTATGGCTGTACTGTGGCCTACCCAGTGTGTGCAAAGGCAAAGATATTTGCTTCGATGTGTGGCACTAAGACCCTGACGATTGAGGCAATGAAGAACATCAGTTTGTTGGGCTACGAAGTAGTGTGTGAGCCGACACCGAATCCACTCATCAACGCTAAAATCAAATTCCGACCTGTACAGGGAAGCGTATGAAAACATTTACAATTATTGTGTACTCCGATGCAGGGCATGCATGGGGTAAGGTGAAGCGACAAGTGCTGGAGAACTTAGGTTTGGCACAGGCTATCAGCAATTACAGCTACCAGCTACGGGACAATGTGTACTTGGAAGAAGATTGTGACCTGCCTGTGCTGTGCCAAGCACTGAATGAGCGTGATGTTCGTATCAAGTTTGTGGAGAAAAACTCCAGCGGGAAAAGCAAAATCAGATCATACCAAGGGTATCAAGTTTCAATTTAACTAACCATTCCTGAAAGGAAACGTATGTATATTAAACCCAAAGACGTAGGCTATGTCGCTGATGACTTCGGCCTCAAGCAAAAGCGTGATTGTGCAGTGAGGGCAATTGCTAATGTAGGTGTTTACTCTTACCCGTTAGCCCTGTCCTTGCTAAGCAGGGCAGGGCGTAAGTTCAACAGAGGAACACCGTGGGATGCACTGGATAAGGTGTACAGGGAAGCTGGTGCTTTCAATGTCACCTACTATGGCAAGCGAATGGCAAAGATGTCTATGGAACATTCAGTGACATACCGCGACAAAAGCATGACACTAAAGACATTTCTTGCTGACAACCCAAAGGGTAGGCACATTGTTATTGTTAGTAGACATGCTCTTGCTGTAGTTGATGGCAGCACAGTGGATATGTTTTCTAGCAAGGCAGGTAAGCGTATCATTGCTTCGTTTACGTTTGCAGAATAGGAGATCGTATGTCTTTCTACACCTATGGATTTATGTGTGGCTTCAGGAATGGGCCTAAGGTATGCTTCGGTGAACACGGGATAGCACAGGCTGACTTCGACATGGGCTATGCCGCTGGTCAGCAGGAATTGAAACTTGATATAGCCCATCACAACCAACTTAACGTGAAGGAAAAATAATGATTAGCGAAATAGATATTGCAGACTTCGACAGGATGCCTGTAGAAAGCCTGTACAAAGTACCAAACAAAACCTACATACAACTGCCCGTCAATGAGCTTGTGTTCTTCTTTGACCACATAGACGGGGCATACAGCTACTGCCGTGACATGTTCGGTGACATAGCTCACATATCTGCCTTCGCTATGGTGCATCCATTGGTGAAGAAAGACCCTGCTAAACAGTAGGACATTTTCTACAGGGACTTGACAGCCCTGTGGAAAGTGGTAAATTAATGCCTCTTTATTTCGATTTCTCAACCCTCCTTTAAGGAACTCTCGTATGCAAAAGCATCTCATCTTCTCCCGTAATGTAAACAATACTGCTCTCTCCACTGAGCGTATCCAGCAGCTAGCCCCTGCTGTGTTCAGCAACACCAAAGCAGAGCGCTTAACAGATCGTTATGCCTCTCTCAACACCAGCGAATTGCTGCCCATCATGGCAGACTACGGCTACTTCCCGATGCAAGCTGCTCAGAAGAAGAGCCGCAAGGGTGAGACACAGCACTCATCACACATGCTGAGCTTCGCCAAAACCTACCACACTGAGGAAGTAATCGGTGCTGTCCGTCCTGAAATTATTCTGTACAACAGCCACGATGGCAGCAGCAGTGTGCGTTTGTTTGCTGGATGTTTCCGGTTTATCTGCTCGAATGGCATTGTTGCCGGTGACGGGTTCCAATCCCGTATCTACCACAATGTCCGTGCCATCACTGGCTTTGAAGATATGCTGCGTAACACAGTGGATGCATTGCCCACATTGATGGAGCGTATTGAAAAGCTGCGTCATACTAAGCTGCTCTACTCCCAAGCACAAGCAATGGCAAGGGCCGGGGTGCAAACCCGTTGGAAAATGTTTGATAGCAGCATTACAGACATGCCCTACTCTACCGATGACGTTCCCTTTGGGTCTTATTCCACTGAGAAGACGGTGAGAGATGCACTGGTGGTGCAGCGTAACGAAGACGATTACATGGATGCATTCACTGTGTTCAATCGTATTCAGGAAGCGGTGGTGCGAGGTAATGCGTTTGTTCGTAGCGTCACCAAGGCCAACGCCAACAACGGTGGACTCATGCGGAAAGCCCGTCCAGTTAACAGCGTCTCCGAAGGTATCCGTATCAACAGCGAGTTGTGGAACATTGCAGATACCTACTGTGGCACAACTGTGCAAGAGGTGGTTCCTCAAGGCTGGGCTGTTGCCGAGACAGCAGTTGCTTAATTTCTAAGCAGGTTTCGGGGGGAAAGCGGATGCTGTGAGATACCTTGACCTAGCTATCGCACCGAGATTAGAACGGTCACAGTGCAGCGAGTACCCCCACCCATTCATCATCAAAGGAATTGACATGCGTAAGATTAAACTTATGGAATTGCTGGAGCAGCCGTTCAGAAAACCCACACCCCTGCAATTGATAGCACAAGAGCTAGCGGATGCACATTTGGAATTGCTCACCGCTGAAACAGGTGTCGAATATGCTCAGTCTATTGTTGATTACAACAAGACCCGTATCACACGGCTTAACTCCCGTCTTGATATTTACAAGACTTATGATGCTGGACAAAACAAATGACGCAACCTATAGGTTCACAAGTGGGAGAGAAAAGGGTACTCATAGGTGTCACTACTGGTGAGCAACTGCATGCCTTCCTTGATAGGGGCTGGCAGCTACTGAGTGGATGCGATGGGCATCACAATGTCAGAGGCGAGGGTGGCTGGTGGCTGTGGTATGGGGATGAGCAAGCAGCAAGGGATGAGTACGCTGAGTTTCAGGCCCGACTTCAAGCACAAGCAAAAGACTTTTGGAAAAATAATTATGATTAAAGATAACGCAATTGGTATGTTCATGGGTCTGTTTGTTGGTGATGCACTAGGTGCGCCGCTGGAGTTCCTCCGTCCCCATGAGATTAAGGGAGTGCATAGCGAAATGACAGGTGGTGGTGTACACAGCACAGACAAGGGCGAATGGACAGACGATGGTGCTATGGCTGTAGCTATTGCTGATGCTTACATTAGCACTGGACGATTCAGCCCTGCTGATATTGTTACCAACTTCAAGACATGGAGAAAGAGCGGACACTTTGGTACACGGAATTATGTCTTTGACATAGGCCGTACCTGCTCCGGTGCTATCGACAGGATGACATCTGAGTTTCCCTATGCTGGCAGCGCAGACCTAAAGGCTAGCGGCAACGGCTCCATTATGAGGCTAGCCCCCATCATGCTAGCCAATCACGATACCATTTCGCTGGCTGTTGCTGAGGGCGTGGCTGTGTCATTGATGACACATGGTAGCCCTATGGTTGTGCAATACACCTCCGCTTTCATTACGGAATGCATGACAGCAAAGATGTATTCCAACTACAACAAACTTCGCAGATTCAATATCCGTAGCAGTGGCAGGGAAACACACGGCTCCATCATGCATGCTTATGTCCAAGCGTCCCAATCCTGCTACATGAACACATGCTTTGAGGATGCTGTAGTGCATGCAGTTAACAAGGGCTACGATGCAGATACTGTAGGTGCAGTGACAGGCATTATGGCTGGTGCAATGTATGGCTACAGCAGCATACCGAAGCGATGGCTCAAGGCACTAGTTAAGCATGATGAACTGCTGGCTATGGCTGAGAAACTTTATGCTATGGGTACTGTACAAGTTCCTGAACGTATGGCAGAGGAACTTGAAGCATGAGTACACTCCCTCGATATCTAATGCGAGAGACTAAGCCCACTGGTATTATCTTTAGATACAATCCACCGCCTCCTGCTGTCAAGGCTGGGGTGGTGGAGAGTAAATCATTAGGTAACAATTGGAAGATAGCTTTCAAGTATGCTGATGAGCAGAATAAAATCTTAGACGAGTGGCGTAAGGAACGCGAAAGACTAAAGAATTTAACCAGCACATCCACAGTGGCTGACCTCCTAATAAACTATAAGAATAGTTTGGGATACGAAAAGCTTGAGACTAAAACAAAAGCAGACTATGACTACTATCTATCACGCTGGTTAGATGATAGGGTAGGTGGTGTGCCGCTGAGCAGGGCTAAGCTACGGGATATACTTACACCGATGTGTCAGCGTGTGTATGACAACCACGCTACAACAAGTGTTAGTCTCGCTAATCACAGCTTAGCTGTGTATAAATTGATGTTCAACCACGCTATACGCAATGGCTTCACCACACACAACCCATTCACACACATACTTAGAAGGGCTGACAAGCAGCGCAAGGTAGTGTGGGAGAAGGAACATGTGGCTGCGTTCCTAGACGTAGCGTATGGCAAGTTCAAGTGGCGTAACATAGGACTCATTGTGCAGATGGCCTATGAGTGGGGACAGAGGCTAGGCGATGTGCGTATGCTTCAGTGGAGCAACTACGACAGTGGCACAGGTACGCTGTCTCTTGAGCAGAGCAAGCGAGGGGCTAGTGTGTCCTTGCCAACATCAGATAATTTGCGTAAGATGTTGGAGCAGCAGCACAAAGACTTCGGATGGCAGCAGTACATAGCACCTAGCACTATCCGCGATGGCAAGGGTGGGCTAATGCCATACAACCCGTATCAACTAGCACGAATAGGCGGTGCAATAATGGATGAGGCTGGTGTACCTGAGGATGTTTTCTTGATGGACTTGAGAAGGACAGCAGTGACAGAAATGATTGAGGCTGAAGTGCCTCTGCCTAACATCATGGCTATGACAGGCCATGCTACACCACAGAGTGTTGCTCCGTACATGAAGCACACACTTAAGGGAGCTACAGTGGCAGCAAGAATGCGTGGGTTTGTTTAATCAACAGGAGATGATATGGAAGTAATCAAAGGTGGCTTTAAACAAGTAACAAATACAATACATCAACTTCAAGATGATATTTTAGATGCTATTGAAAAATATGAGGGCAGAATTACGGTGGCTGCGGTTGTAGGAGTGCTTGAAATTATTAAGTATGACTTGCTTGCAGATGTTGAAAAAAAATAAAGGATGTGTTTATGATTAGTATATTTATACCAGTTTTATGGGTGTGCATTAATACAAACTGTGAATTCTTACAGGCTCTTAGGTATTTTCCTAACGAGACACAGTGTCAGCAATCTGTGAATATTCAGAAGCAGTATATTCGTAGGCAAGCAGACCAAGATGGGTTTGAAATTAATATTCTTGAAGGCACATGCATACTTGTTAATATTAAGAAGGAATATATATGAGAGAAGATACTGTACAGGTAGCAAGAGGATATACAGAATGGCTGGTCAAGACCGGAGGTTTTGCAAAGGACATGACCATGCGTGATTACTTTGCTGGTATAGCACTGCCTCAGGCTATCAAAGAGATAGAGGAAGCAGAGACTTACAACATTAAAGAGATGGCTGAAATAGCCTACCAATATGCAGACGCAATGCTCAAGGAGCGTAACAAATGAACTGCTGTGACACTCAAAAAAACTGCGACCAAGGGCGTGATTGCATTCTCCGCAAGCAGCGTATCAAGGAGATAGATGATGCGTACATCAAAGGCCACGACCCTGACCCGTACCACGAAACTCTGGATGCGTTTAAAGATTTGGTTGCTATCATAATTTTTGTGTCTTGTGTAGCGTTGCTGTCCTATGTGTTGTGGGGGAAGGTATGAAAGCCCCAATCACATCCGCACAAGCAATGTCCCACCCTGCTGTGGTGGAGACTGTCAAGACGATCTGTGAGATAGCAGCCGAATTACGCGCAGAACTGGAAACCGCCCGTGCTGATGAGCGTGAGCGAATAGCAAAGTGGTACGAAACAGAGGGGCACATGATGTTTCCCGTGGCAATACCGGACGTAATAAGGGGGATGGTATGACAGGATTTAAATCAAAAAAGGCAGCGGCGTTAGACGAGGACGGGATGTACCTTGTGCATCACACAAAAGCCAAGTTGAGTGCTGCACCTGATAATTTCTACACACTCAAACAGCCTGAACAATCTGAATGGAAATGTTACTTGTTTGGCAACACGCCACAAGAAAATAATGGCATTGTTTGGATTCCCATTAAAGGGCAAGAGCCGAATCGGTTTGTGCGCTGGATGATGCGGGTGTGTTTTGCTTGCATTTGGGTTAAGGAGAGGAACAATGGATGATGACGCACAAATGTACATTGCCGAGTACGAATCGGCGCTACAAAAAGAGTACCAGCGAGGCTATGACGCTGGCAAAGCAGCACAGCCAGCGCAGGAGCCACCACCGTGGTGGCCTGCTGTTGAAAATATATTGACTGAATATGGCTTGCAAGCGATTGATTTTGTTGCTGACTTTAATGCTGCATTGGCTGGACGGGAGTGGAACTTCTGCGAACGCTGCGGTAAACGCACAGCAGACCTTACCGTGATTCACACTTGCACACCACCACAGGAGAAGAACACATGAAAATTATCAAAGATGAAATAGCTACCATCAAGCGTGGTCGCCGTGTCACTGTTGAGCTTGAGTCGGGTGAGACACTAATCAACGTCCGAAGGGGCCGCTACTACCGTCTTGGTGGGCAGGTAGAAGACATTGTGCAAGGCCATGTCATAGTTGAAATGACGGACGTTTACTGGTGCAGTATTACACAAAAGTGGGAGAACACATGACTGATAAAAGATGCACATTCAAACAAGATAAGTGGCATTGTGGTAGTTTCGCATTTAATTTATATAGTGAAAGTATCGAGCAGGGTGACTATTGCGACAAACATTATTGGCAAGTTCGGGCGGTGAAGGCCGAAGCTTTTACACAGGCAGTACCGGATGAAACATTAACCATAGCATATCAAAGTGGATTCTTTGACGGTAAGAAGCAACGACAACTAGTAGAGTCAACGGGTAATGAATGGTTTGAATGGTGGCGTGTATCAAAAATAGCGGATGAAACGGAAGCAGAAATTGATTTCGGTGACTTCCTAATTATTGCTCAAGCTGTAGTGGCTAAATTAAAGGAGGATAATAAATGAGCGGTGGACATTTTCAATACAAGCAATATGATATTGGATATATTGCTGACGAAATAGAGCAGCTAATACTCACTAACACATCAAAAGAAACTAACGAGTGGGGCCAAATCAGGGGCGCGTTCTATTCAGAAGAAACCATTGCTGAGTTTGAGCATGCTTTAAAACTATTGCGTGAGGCACAAATTTATGCACAACGAATTGATTGGCTTGTGTCTTGTGACGATGGTGAAGACAGCTTTCATAGCCGCCTTAAGTTTGATTTAGCCAAAGTAAAGGATAGCGATGAGTGACTTAACACAGATAAATGAATACACTAATGGATGGGACGAAGCACTAGACCATGCCGCCTCCCGCCTATGTGAGATTGCTTCATTCAATAACGACACCAAGGATAGCTTTGCTATTTTTATAAAGCAACTCAAGATAAGGAAGCCACAAGCACCAGTCACTGAAGTGCTGTCTGAAGAGCAGATAATTGCAGAGGCACAAGAGGCTTTGCTCCTGCTCACAGAGAAGTACAGAAAAGACTTTGGGCTTGATGGAGCTTGGGATGCTCCACTGGTTGGTGGAGAAAAAGTATTGAAGACGATTGATAACTATTTAAAAACAAAGACATGTTTATAAAAACACATCTGCCCTGCAAAAGCTGTGGAAGCAGCGATGGGCTAGCAATGAATGAGGATGCTAGTACGAAATGTTTTGTATGCGATACATTTACCCCCTCCACTAACCAACAGGAAATATATATAGTGATTGAAGAAGAAGTTGAAACCAACAGCACTGCCTTAAAAGTTTTTAAGGAAGCATCATCCATCAGCGTATCCGAAAGACGGATAAGCAAAAGTACAATGGAGAAGTACGGGGTTGTCAGAGAAAAGGACAACTACTATTTCCCATACTACGATGGCAACAGTCAGCTTGTGGCAGCTAAGGTTAGGGCTGTCAGCGATAAGAAGTTTAGTGCTATCGGTAGCTGGGCTAAGGGAATATTATTTGGACAGAATCTATTCCCCTCTGGTGGTAAGTATCTCACCATAGTCGAGGGAGAGTTTGATGCTCTCGCTGCTTTCCAAATGACAGGCTCTAAGTATCCTGTGGTATCTATTCGCAACGGTGCTGGCTCAGCCTTGAAAGATTGCAAAGCTCATTACGAATATATCTCTAGCTTTGAAAACATTGTGGTGTGCTTGGATGGTGATGCCGTAGGACAGAAGGCAGCAAGGGAAGTTGCTGAATTATTTGGGAGCAAGTGCAAGATATTCAAGCCTGTACCTGAGTACAAGGATGCTTGTGATTGGTTGACAGATAACGCAGAGGCTAAGTTTGTTGAGCGGTGGTGGAGGGCTGAGGCGTATGTACCCGATGGTATTGTCAGCGGCTCTAGCATGTGGGACTTGGTGTCAAAGCCTATGCCACCAGCAGACTGCACCTACCCTTGGGCTGGCCTTAATGACATTACCTATGGCTTACGCTTTGGTGAACTGGTTACAGTGACAGCCGGTAGTGGTTTGGGTAAGAGCCAAGTGCTGCGTGAACTAGTGTGGCATCTGCTTCAAAAGACAAAGGACAACATTGGCCTGATGTTCCTTGAGGAAAGTGTTAAGAAGACTGGCCTATCTGTTATGTCTTTAGCAGCCAACACACCACTACACTTGCCTGACACTGTAGTGTCTCCTGAACAAAGGCGTGATGCCTTTGACAAGACGCTTGGCACTGGGCGATTGTTCCTGTTTGACCACTTCGGAAGCACAGCAGTGGAGAACATTGTCAATCGTGTGCGCTACTTAGCTAAGGGCATGTCATGTAGGTATATATTCCTAGACCACCTATCCATCATTGTGTCTGCACAGGAAAGTGGTGACGAGCGTAAGGCACTGGATGAAATCATGACCAAGCTGCGTATGCTTGTGCAAGAGACAGACATAGCCCTTATAATTGTCAGCCACCTCAAGCGTCCACAGAACATAGGCCATGAGGAAGGAGCAGCTACATCACTGGCACAGCTTCGCGGTAGTGGAGCCATTGCTCAGCTTAGCGACATGGTGATTGGGTTGGAGCGTAATGGTCAAGCTGAAGACTTGATTGAAAGAAACACCACAAAGGTTAGGGTGTTGAAGAATCGCTTCAGTGGAATCACTGGCCCAGCATGCAACCTTCTTTACAACAAAGAAACAGGACGCATGTTTGAAGTTGATGCCGAAGAAGAGACACCACTGTTATGAAAGATATACATGATTTATTTAGATATCGAAACAGATACGAAGCACAAACAGATATGGCTGTGTGTTACCGAGAAAGATGGAGAGATAAAACACTGGAGAAATAAAGATGGACTACAAGAATACCTCAAAGATAGTGAAGTATGTGGGCATAACATTATTGGTTTTGATGCTCCTGTACTCAAGAGGGTGTGGGATGTCACCATACCCAGTACCTGTTTAATAGACACACTGATACTCTCGCGTCTGCACAATCCTGATGTAGACATTGCATTCATTGAGGGACAGAAAGTACCAGCCCCTCATAGCCTAGAAGCTTGGGGCATACGACTGAAGTACCACAAGATAAGCTTCACTGACTATGATGCTGGCTGGTCTGAAGAGATGGCTGAGTATTGTGAACAGGATGTAATCCTTTTAAAGAAGCTGCATTACCATCTCATATCCCTGCTCAACAGAGATAAGTTCAGCAGCCAAAGCATAGAGCTAGAGCATAGGGTTGCCATCATCTGTAAGCAGATGGAAGACAACGGCTTCAAACTAGACATGCCCAAGGCTATGTCTTTGCATGCTCATTTAGTTGGGCGCATGTCAGACATTGAAGCGCAGATGCAGCTAGTGTTCAAGCCCACCTACGAGGAACTAAAGACTCCTGAGTATTGGGAAGTGGTAACACCAGATTGGAAAGAGTACAGGGCAGAAACTAAAACAGAGCTTCGTCAGATACTTAAAGAGGCAGGATACAAAGCTTCACTGATAAACGAATCTATGGCTGGGCCAATGAAGGTTAGGGAACACCTATTCAATGCCGGTAGTAGGCAGCAGATTGCTGAGAGGCTAACCATACTTGGTGTGAAGTTTGACAAGCACACAGAAAAAGGCAATGTCATTGTGGATGAGACAGTGCTGCAAGGCATAGACCTGCCTGAGGCTAAGCTTGTGGCTGAGTATCTAATGCTTCAGAAACGCACGGCACAGATCAGTAGCTGGATGGGGTTTGTTGAAGACGATGGCAGGGTACATGGACGCATCATTACCAACGGGGCAGTGACGGGTAGATGTACACACAGTAGTCCCAACATGGGACAAGTGCCAGCGGTTAACCCTGACACGCCCTATGGCGCTGAGTGCAGGGAAATGTGGACAGTGGAGGAAGGCAATGTGCAGGTAGGGGTAGACCTTAGCGGCATTGAATTACGCTGCCTAGCCCACTACATGCAGGACGCTGTGTGGCAGGAAGAACTCTTGAAGGGTGATGTGCATTGGATGAACTGCCAAGCCTTTGGGTTAGTGCCTAAGGGTACAGTGAAGGACGATAGCAATTCAGAGCATAAGAAATTTCGTAACATAACGAAGACGATGACATACGCTATGCTCTACGGGGCAGGAGCAGGGAAGATTGGATTAACTGCTGGGGTTTCTGCTTCCAAAGGAAAGAAACTTATTGATAACTTCTTAGACAATACTCCTTCGCTTAAGAGGTTGAAGGAGAAGGTTGTCAGAGTATCAGCCAATGGCAAACTCCCTGCCTTAGATGGTAGGAAAGTGTGGGTAAGAACTTCTCACGCTGCTTTGAATACCCTGCTGCAATCTGCTGGCGCTATCGTTGCTAAGCAGTGGCTAGTGGAGTGTGAAAACTCATTGAAGTTTCATGCAATTAATGCAAAGCTTATTGCTTTTGTTCACGATGAAACTCAATGGGAAGTTGCTAAGGAGGATGCAGAAAGGGCAATGAAAATTATTGAAGATGCTGCAACACAAGCGGGTGTTATGCTACAATTTAGATGTCCGGTTGCTGCCGAAGGAAAGATTGGCAACAACTGGCGCAGTTGCCACTAGCGTTATAAGTGGATTTTATTTTTCATAAAGGAAACAGTATGAGTACACAAACTAAAAAGATAAAGATTAAAGCTGATGTGTTTTGGTGTCAGCACACTAAGGTTAATGATATGTCTGGGAAGTATCAGCTTAACCTGTGTAATCTAAGCGATGCCGCTGCGGATGCTCTGGAGTCTATGGGTATCAGTGTTCAAGTAGGTGAAGATAAGAAGTCCGACATGGGCCGATACATCACTTGCAAGAGTCAGTCCCCTATTCGTGTGCATGACGCTGATGGTGATGAAATTACTGAGGCTATCGGTAATGGAAGCAAGGCTAAGGCTTTGGTTGGTTCCTATGAGTGGACATATAAAAATAAGAAGGGCGTAAGTCCTTCACTAGGTAAGCTTGTCATCACCGAGCTTGTCGAATATGGTGCTAATTCAGCGCTTGATGGTGATGATAGCGATGTTCTTTAAGGAAAACTCAAATGCAAATTAAACTAGACCTCCACATTGATACAGTTAACGCAGCCTTGACAGGCTTAGGTAAACTGCCATTTGAATTTGCTGCTCAGCACGTTCAAGT